CGCAGACATTCCCGGCATGGGCGCGGCGATCGCCGCCAACCAAAGCATACTCGGCGGCGGTGCGACGCGCGAGGACGTGCTCGCCTATGCCAACAGGCGCGCCAGGGGTAGCGGTGCCGCGCCGCGGGCGGAAAAGAAGAACTATGACGAGCTCATAGCCTCGATCAACGAGAAGATCGCCGCGCAGCAGCGCGAGAACGAAATCAATCGCGACTCCACGGCGACGGTCGACGAGAAGACAGCGGCGCTGCAGCGCGAGAAGGCCGCGCAGGAAGCTGCCCGCGTCGAGCAGGAGCTCAACAATGCCGCTATCGCGCAAGGCATCCCGCTCACCGACGCGATCAAGGCCAAGAACCACGAACTGGCGCAGGCCTATGCCGCGGCCGGCCTGGCAGCCGACCAGCTCGCCACCAAGGGCGCGGAGGCGGCGAAGAAACTGGCGGACCAGAACGCGGCGGTGCAGCAGATGGCGCAGCAGATCGCCGGCCTGGCGCAATCGGCGATCGGCGGCCTGATCAGCGACCTGCGGGCCGGGGTCGACGCTGGCGAGGCATTCAACAACATGCTGAACCGGATCATCGACAGCCTGATCCAGATGGCGCTGCAGTCGCTATTCTCGCCGCAGGGACTCGGCGGGATCTTCGGCGGCCTGTTCGGCGGTGCGGCAACCGCGCATGGAGGCGGCAGCGTCTCGTCACTGGCCGGCGCCTCGCACCGCAAGATCTCGCCGCTGGCCTTCGCCGGCGCACCGCGCTTCGCCACCGGCGGCATCGTCGGCCTGCGTCCGGGCGAGGTGCCGATCATCGCGCACAAGGGCGAGATCGTCATTCCCAATGCCAGGCGTGTGGCCGGCAGCGGCGCCGGCAGGATCGACAACTCGGTGCATCAGCAGAACCGTATCACGGTCGATGTCAGCCAGTCCGGTTTCGTGGCCGCCAACAACGACGACGCCAAGGCGGTCGGCGACCAGATCAATCGCGCGGTGCAGGTAATCCTGGTCAAGGAAAGCCGCCCGGGCGGCCTGCTGCGGAGGGGCTGAGATGGCCGGCTTCGACGGCACCGACGTCTGCTGGATCCCCGATATCCCCTACGGGACGGACAGGGAATGGCGCCTGCGCGTCGCGCAGTTCGGCGATGGCTACGCGCAGCGCACCCTGGACGGCATCAACGCGCTCAACATCAAGTGGCAGCTGACCTGGGCGGCGCGTGAAAAAGCGGTGATCAACGCGATGGTGGCCTATCTCGAGGCGCAGAAAGCCAACGCCTTCACTTTCAAGGATCCGGCGACGGCGGTCGTCTATCAGAACGTCTGGTGCGATACCTGGCACGTCGAATGGGAGACCCGCCGCAGGGGATCCGCGCCGACCTTGCCGCTGCTGTGGGGAACGCTGACGGCCGAGTTCGTCAAGGCAAACGGGATCACGGTCTGATGGGCGTGCGCCGCGACCTGGCACAGCTGGCGCCGCTCGAGATCGTCGAGATGTTCGTGCTCGACACCACGCCGATCGGCGGCACCGACGTCTTCCGCTGGCATCCAGGCACCACTGTCGCCGGCCTGCCGATCGTCTGGCAGGGCGTCACCTATCAGCCGTTCCCGACCGAGGCATCCGGCTTCGAGGTGTCGAGCGCAGGCAAGCTGCCGCGGCCGACAATGCGCGCATCCAACATCGGCGGCATGCTCGGCGCCTTCGTGCGGCCGCTCGACGACATGCTGGGCGCGCAGCTCACGCGCAAGCGCACGCTCGGAAAGTATCTCGACGCCGTCAACTTTCCCGGCGGCAATCCGAGCGCGGATCCCGATACCTATTTTCCCGACGACATCTTCGACGTAGCGCGCAAGGTCTCCGAGAACGCGGTCTTCGTCGAATTCGAGCTCGCCGTGAAATTCGACGTGGCCGGCATCATGCTGCCGCGCCGCCAGGTCATCGCGGGCACCTGCCAGTGGCGATATCGTTCCGTCGAATGCACCTACAAAGGCGGTGCCATCCTCAACGATCCGGTGTTTCCCGGGCAGGACCGGTGCGGCAAGACGCTGGCGTCATGCAAGCTGCGCTTCGGCCAGCAGGGACTGCTGCCGACCAGCGCCTTCCCTGCCTCTGTTCTGGTGAGGTCCGTCTGATGTGGGCGCCGGCGCCGGATGTCATCGCCGCGGCGCTCGACCATGCGGCCGCATGCGCGCCGCGGGAAAGCTGCGGGCTGGTCGCCGACGGCACCTACTGGCCGCTCGACAACCATGCCACCGAATTCGACAGCTTCGTGATGGACCGGCGCGGCTATTGCCGAATTGATGCGGCGCACCGGATCGCGGCGGTCGTGCACAGCCATGTCGGGCTGCCGCCGATCGCCAGCGAGGCCGACCGCGCGATGTGCGAGAAAACAGGCCTGCCCTGGCTGATCGTCTCGCATCCGGGCGGCCGCTGGGCGGTGATCGAGCCGGACGGGCGCCGGGCACCGCTGGTCGGGCGGCAATGGGCGTGGGAATCGCAGGACTGCTACAGCCTGGTGCGCGACGGGTTCCTGGCCTTTACCGGCATGGCGCTGCCCGACTTCGCGCGCGACTGGCAATGGTGGAAAAACGGTGGCGACATGATCGCCGAACAGTTTTCGCCATCCGGCTTTCGCAGCCTGCCGGCCGGCAGCGCGCCCATGCATTGCGACGTGATCGCCATGCGGATCCGCAGTCCGGTCGCAAATCACCTGGCGCTGTTCCTGGCGCCGGACCAGATCCTTCACCAGATGCTCGGCCGCCTGTCGGTGCGCGAGCTCTATGGCGGCTTCTACCAGGACGCGACCGTGCTGCACCTGCGCCATGAAAGGCTTTGCGATGGATGAGCGGCTGGTCGCGATCCACCTGCACGGGCCGCTCGCCGATCGCTTCGGGGCGCGCCATGACTATTCGATCCGCACGCCGGTCGAGGCGGTAGCAGCGCTCGATGCCAACTATCCCGGCTTCCTGGCGGCGTTCGCCACGCACGAGCTCTATTGCATCATGGCCGACGGCGACTGGCGCGGCGGCGACGAGGCGGCATTCCTGCCGGTGTCGCGCGAGATCCATTTCTGTCCCGTGATCGAGGGCCGCGCCTTCCTCGGTGCGCTGCTGGTCGGCGCGCTGTTCCCGGCTCTCAGCACGACTGCTGCCACCATCATCGGCGGCGTGCTGTTCGCCGGCCTGATGATCGGGCTGTCATTCCTGTTCGCGCCGAAGAAGCCCGAGAAGGAGGACACCAAGCGCGACGAAAACTATGCTTTCAGCGGACCGGAAAACGTCGCCGAGCAGGGCACGGCGGTGCCGCTGGTCTACGGTCGCTGCTTTACCGGATCGGTGGTGATCTCGGCCGGCCTCGAGGTTACCGCGGTAGCCGTTTCCTCGACCACGCCCGGCGCCGGCTTCCTGCGCGGCATGCCGCGGGCGCTGCCGCCGCCGTCCACCGCGGTCGAGCCTGGCACGCCGGTCCCGCCAGGCGGCTTCCCGGCGCTGGTCCAGGATGACGAGGGCAACTGGTATCCCGATGGCTGGGTGCCGGTGCTGCTGCTCGAGGTAGACGCCACCGACGAAAACCAGGATCCCGACGAGGCGCAGCCGAAGACGGCGACGGTCTACGGCATCGAGGACCAGGTCGGCGACCAGCGCAATGCCTGGAACCACGTCAAGGGCTTCTACTGGTACACTTCGGGCGCATGGGTCGAAGACAACGAATGGCTGGCGTTCGATGCCTGAGGAAATGCCAAACACGCTCAAGTCGCACCAGTATGCGAGGGTGGTCGATCTCATTTCCGAGGGACCGATCAAGGGCATAGTGGGCGGCTTGCGCGGCATCTATCTCGACGGCACGCCGATGCTGATGCCCAACGGCAGGGCGCAGTTTCCGAACACCACCGCGCTCTACACCTACGGCAATCCAAACCAGCCGATAATGTCGGGCTTCGCCGCGCAGCAGGCCGAGACGGCAGTCGGCGTCCAGCTCAAGGCCGCGGTGCCGGTCACCCGCTCGATCATCAACAAGGATTGCGACCGCTGCCGCGTCACTCTGTCGACGCCGGCGCTGCAATACCTCGCGGAGGACGGCAGCGTCTGGGGCGTCTCGGTGATCATGGCGCTCGAACTTTCCAATAACGGCGGCGCCTACCGGCGCCTGCAGTACGTGGAGTTCGTCGGCAAGACCAACAGCAACTATCAGCGTTCGATCACATTCAGCCTGCCGCCGCCCGGACCCTGGGATATCCGGCTCACGCGCACCACGGCCGACTCGGCCGTGCTCGAGCTCCAGAACGATACTTTCTGGGACTCTATGACTGAGATCATCGACGACCGCGTCGCCTATGCCTGGTCGGCCTGCGTCGGCCTGAAGTTCGACGCCGAGCAGTTCCGCACCATCCCGAAGCGGACCTATCTGGTGGATGGCCTGCTGTGCCTGGTGCCGGACAACTACAATGCTTTTACCGGCGTCTATTCCGGGACATGGACCGGCAATTTCAAGCGATCGTGGACGAATAATCCGGCCTGGGTCTTCTACGACCTGGTGACCAAGAACCGCTATGGCCTCGGCGAATTCATTCCGCCTGCATCGATCGACAAGTGGGCGCTTTACAAGATCGCGCAATGGTGCGACGGCATGGTGCCGGACGGGCGCGGCGGCAGCGAACGGCGCTGGCTGTGCAACGGCGTCATCTCCAGCCAGCAGGAAGCCTTCGATCTGCTGGCGCAGATCGCCGCGATCTTCCGCGGCTTCACCTACTGGTCGGGCGGCCTGATGATCGCGGTCGCCGACCAGCCGGCGGATCCGGTGATGCAATTCATCAATGCCAACGTCATCGACGGGCTGTTCACCTACAGCGGCACCGACATCAAGGCGCGCCATACGATGGTGCGTATCGGCTGGAATGATCCTTCGCTGCTGGGCGAGCCGCGCATGGCGATCGTCGAGGACCAGCCGGCGATCTCGCGCTACGGGATCCAGCAGGTTGACATCCCGGCTTTCGGCTGCGACCGCGAAAGCCAGGCGATCCGCACCGGCAAGTGGACGCTCTACACCGAGCAGTTCGAGGGCGAGGCGGTGCAGTTCGTCACCGGGCTGGATTCGGCCTGGGCCCGCCCGGGCGACATCGTCAGGATCATGGATCAGACGATCTCGGGCCTGCGCCACGGCGGTCGCGTCGGGACCGGTTCGACGCTCGACACGATCTATTTCGACGCGCCCGTGGAACTTCATGCCGGGAAGGCCTATTCGCTTTCCTGCATCGTCGGCGAGGGCGTGGTGCAGACCAGGCAGACCAATACCGTCGCGGCGAGCGGCAACTATCCGGCCATCACCGTCAACGCGCCTTTCACGTCGATCCCGCAGCCGGACACGATCTGGGTGCTGGCGACGCCGACGCTGGAAGCGACGCTGTGGCGGGTGATCGGTGCCAGGCAGGTCGAGCAGGACCGCTATGAGATCGGCGCGGTGCGGCACTTCCCGCAGAAATGGGACTACGTCGAGCGCAATCACGCCTTTTCCGAGCCGGACATCTCCGACATTACGACGCGGCCCAGCCCAGTTACCAATCTCAAGGTTGCTGAATACATGATCCAGCTGTCGTCGATCTCGGTCGGCATCCGCGCCACGCTGTCGTGGACGTCGCCGGCGCCGGCCTTCGACGTCGCCTACCGCAAGGATATCGGCAATTGGCAGCGGTTGCGGACCGATCGCGCGGCAGCTACCGATTTGGCTGTGTCGGAAGGCCTGTGGACGTTCCAGGTAACGCCGGTTTCATCGCTCGGCCTGAAGGGATCGACGTCGACGATTACCGCGAACTTCATCGGCCGCTATGTGGTGCCGGCGGCACCACAGCAGTTCCGGCTCGATGAGATCGTGCAAGGTATTGCGCTATTCAGCTGGGCGATGGCGACCGAAATCGACGTCAAGGTCGGCGGCCATTATGAGCTCCGATATTCGCCGGCCACCGGCGCGAGCTGGGACTCGGGGCAGGTGGTGATAAAGTCGATCCCGGGCAAAGCGACCAGCGTCGAAACCAAAAACAAATACGGCCTCTGGATGCTGCGGACCTTCGACAGCGTCAACCTTGCGTCTACGACCTGGGCGACGGTCATCAACGTGCATGTGCCGCCGGCGGCACCAAGGCAGTTCCGCGTCAAGATCTCGGACGGCGTGGCGCTGTTCGAATGGCTGCCGGCCACCGAGCCCGACGTCAAGGTCGGCGGCCATTACGAGCTCAGGCATAACCCGCGCGTCATGGATGCGGCATGGGCGAGCTCGCAAGTGGTGGTGCCGTCGATCCCAGGCTCGGCCACTACCGTCGAAACGGTCTACCGCGTCGGCACCTGGTTCCTTCGGACATTCGACGACGAAGGGTTTGCGTCTACGACCTGGGCGACGATCATCGCGCTGCAGCCGGATGGCCGCTACACCGAGCTCATACGCATCTGCGAGAATCCGGACTTCCTCGGTACCCACAACTACACCGAAGTGCTGGCGCCGCAGCAATGGCTGGTGATCGGGCAGACCGGCGGCATGTGGGATAGCCAGATGGCGAATATGGACAGCTGGCCCGATGTCGACGTGCTGGCCGAGGGCATGCCGGTTCCGCCGCAGTCGGTGGCGCGGCATGGCTGGTACCTGTTCGAAGACCGCATCGATGCCGGCGGCGTGTTCACGGTTCGCTTCTCGGCCGACATCCTGGCGTTTCCATATGCCGAAGGCTCGGAGTTCATCGACGACCGGCTGAACAATTGCGACGAGTGGGCCGACTGGGACGATGTCAGCGCCGATCTCGAGGGACAGGTGCAGCTCTACATCCGCACGACCCAGGAAGATCCCGCCTCGGCAGGCGCCGCATGGACCGAGTGGCAGGTATTCGCGCCGATGGAATATACCGCTCGCGGCTTCGAGTTCCGCGCCGACCTTTTCGCGCCGGCCGGCCAGAACATCGGCGTCGAGACGCTCTGCGTCATCGCCGATCTCAGGATGAAAATGGATAGCGCCGAAGACGTGCTGTATCCGGCGGCGACGACGCACGTCACCTTCAAGGTCAAGTTCTACCTGCTGCCATCTGTCGTGGTCACCGTGCAGAATGCGCTGGCGACCGACACCATCCAGGTGACGAACAAGACGCGCGAGGGATTCGACCTGACCGTGCAGAATCCGCCGCCGACGCATGTGACGCGCACCTTCGACTGGCAGGCGCGCGGCTATTGAGGGAGAACGCAAATGGCTCAGCATGACATGGTGATCGACAACGGGCCTGGCCTGGCGGTCCGCTCCGACATCAATGCGGCGATCCTGGCGCTCGCGTCGCAGAACTCCGGGCCGATCGAACCGGCCACGAAA